ATCAGTTTAATGACATTCATATTAGCTGGCACCTCCTTTCGTTTTTTTATTTAGGAGGTATCCTGAGCCATCACTCCACTAGTTGGATGGCTCTTTTTTTATTATAGCATAAATTAAAATAATTTTAAGATGAAAAAGGTTTTTTAATTGAATTTAGCACCCGATTGGGTGCTTTTTTTATGCAATAAAATGACATACACCGCTTTAGGAAGTTTTAAGAATTTCGTATAATCTAAACACATATTACTTTAAGGAGATAATACCTAGCGGCATATGTCCATGTAAGTATATCATTTAACTTGGGTATAATAAATACTTATATCAAAATAAATAAAAAAAGACATATACCGCAGAATATGTTAGTGTGGCAACACTTTACAAATATTCTAATTATTATACTTCAAAGGATATATAATATAAACGGTATATGTCTATTTAATTATATCACTTATAAAAAATATAATAAACCATTATCTAAAAGATGTCTTTATTTGTCGAAAAAATATCATAAAGGGGAAATAAAAGTGAGCTTACCTTCTACAGTCAAAATTGGAGGAAAAACAAACAGCATCTATTCTGATGTTGAAAGTTTTGTCCAGACTAAGTTAGATAGATATCCTGATCTGCTTGAATTGATTCTCAAAAAAGAAAAGATTGATGCTGCATTAGAAGGCTTAAATTATAAAGAAAAACGACTAGTGCGGTTTAAGTATTTTGAAGGTATGACTGATAATGAGGTTAGTGACAAAATGAGAGAGTTGGAATTGCAGACTTTTAAGTGGAGAAGTGAGTCAACTTGTAAAGACTATTCAAGTACTACTATTCAGCGAATGAAGACAAGAGTGCTTAAAAAGCTACATAAAGTGGGTATGTGAGCAACTTGAATAACAATTGGGCAGAAAACGGGCAACATATGTGCAACATTTATTGATATTATGTGATATTCTAATATTGTGGAAATAGTTGTAAGTTTTCCATTGTTGATTACCTCCTTTCAGAAAGCCCTGGTTTGCACCGCCGGGGCTAATTAAATTTGAGCATAAAAAAATGACATATACCGCTTTAGGAAGTATCAAGAATGGCTTATAATCTAAACACGACAGTAAGGAATTAGATAATAATAGAAACTGGGGAACTATAATTAATGGTCAATGCAGAATATTTGTAGATAAAAGTTTACCATTGCAAAAACAACAACAAATACTAACTCATGAAATATTGCATGGGATTTTTGATTATCTTGAACTACCTGAAGAAATAAATATTGAAGAAAATGTCTTAAAAATTGGCAAAGTATTACACCAAGTTTTAAAAGACAACAATCTATCATTTTGAGTGAGGGCCGGCTGGTTTAGCTATTTATTTTTCTTTGCGTACACCTTTGAATGGTTTTTCATCAGATTTAACATTCATGATTTTACCAGTGTCATCATTTACTTTAACCCAACGTTTGATTTTCTTATTATAATATTGTTTACGATCATCAACTGCGCCTTTGCGATAACCTTTGCCGGTGTTTTTAGCCATTATTTTATCATCTCCATTTATATTAAACCGACCCTCAATATATATTATATTACATTTTTTAACTTTTTTTAAGATGAGAAGAGAGGGGGGACTACAGGGGGGAGTGATGAGCTTAAGTTAATATATTATCTTAGAATTAAAATATAAATAATCTATGAGTTTACCCTTTATATTATTGAGAAATATAAATTAAACTGGTATAATACAAACAAATGTTCGTATAAACCAAACACAAATATAAGGGGTGTAATGATAATGGAACTTGTAGAAGCTATTCAGATTAAAGACATTGATGAGTTGATTCCCTATATAAATAATCCCAAAGAACATCCGGAAGAGCAGATAAATAAAATTGCTAGTAGCATAAAAAATTATGGATTTACTGTTCCAGTGGTTATAGACCATCAGAATGAGATAATTGCTGGCCATGGTCGATATAAAGCTGCTAGGAAGTTAGGTTTAGATAAAATACCATGTATTGTTCGAGAGGATTTAAATCAAGCTCAAATTAAAGCTTTAAGAATTGCTGATAATCGTGTAGCTGAGTCTGACTGGAATTATGAGCTTTTAGGTGTAGAGTTAGAGGATTTAAGTCTACAGGGATTTGAATTGACTTTGACTGGATTTGATGATGAAGAGATAGAAAGTATTCTAGAGTTGGAAGAAGATGAGTTGCAAGATGATGATTTTGATGTGGATGAAGCATTAGAAGATGAAAATATTATCTCTAAAGAAGGAGATGTCTGGCTCTTAAGTCGACACAGATTACTTTGTGGTGATAGTACAAGTAAAAGCGATATAGCTAAGTTGATGGATAATAATATTGCTGATCTGGTATTTACTGATCCACCTTACAATGTCAACTATGAGTCTAAAAGAGGTTTATCGATTGAAAATGATGACATGGAAAATGATGATTTTTATAATTTTTTATATGATTTTTATTATACAGCTTTAGAATTTACCAAAGAAGGTGGAGCTATTTATGTATGTCACGCTGACACTGAGGGAGAGAATTTCAGAAAAGCTCTAACTAATGCGGGCTGGCTATTAAAGCAAAATATTATCTGGGTAAAAAATCAGCTTGTTATAGGTCGGCAGGACTATCAGTGGAAACATGAGCCTATTTTATATGGCTGGAAGCCTGGAGCTGCACATTGCTGGAATGGAGACCGGAAGCAAACTACAGTAATTCAAGATGCTCCACAGGTTAAGGTTGAAGAAAAGGGAGATATTTATGAGCTACATTTCGATACAGGCATTCATACTTTAGTTTTAAGGGTGCCTTCCTATGAAGTTTTAAGTAATGGTGATGATACTGATAAAACTATCTGGTTTTTCGATAAGCCACTAAAGAGTGTTGAACATCCGACTATGAAGCCTGTAGGTATTCCTGGTAGAGCTATAAAAAATTCATCAAAAAAAGATGAAATAGTTTTAGATCCATTTGGAGGAAGCGGATCTACTTTAATTGCAGCAGAACAAACTGGACGGATAGCTTATTTAAATGAGTTGGATCCTAAATATGTTGATGTAATAGTTAAGAGATTTATTGAGTATAAGAATAATGATTCAGAAGTTTTTCTATTAAGAGCTGGAGAAAGATTTACTTATAGAGATTTAATAAACTGAGGTGATTGCCAATGGCACGCAGAAGTAAATATGACCCTGATATAACACCAGAGCTTGCTGAACAGTATGCAAGAGATGGACTAACCAATGATGAAATTGCAGCTAAATTAGGGGTATCTACAAGTACTCTTTATAACTGGCAGAAAAAATATGTGGAGTTTTTGGAGGCCTTAAAAAAGGGAAAACAAGTTGTAGATGCAAAAGTAGAGAAATCATTGCTTAAACGTGCCCTAGGCTATGATTATGAAGAAATGAAAGTTACTGTTGATGAGTCAGGCCAAAAGAAAGTGGAGAAAACTAAAAAACATGTGAAACCTGATACTACTGCTCAGATATTCTGGCTCAAGAATAGAAAACCAGATAAGTGGAAAGATAAACAGGAAATTGAACATGATATTAATAATATATCCAGTGTTGAAATTGAGCTGGTAGAGGATGAAAGCTAAACTAAAAATACCAACTTCAAGCTTCAATCCTATTTATCAAAATAAAGGTTTGAATAATAACAATTACTTTCAGATATATTTTGGTGGATCTTCTTCAGGTAAAAGTTATTTTTTAGCTCAGAGAGTGGTCCTAGATGTAATGAAAGGGCGCAATTATCTTGTGGTCCGGAAAGTTAAAAATACTATTAGAGGTTCAGTATTCAATGAGATAAAAAAGTCTATATTAAATTTTGGCCTGGCTAAATATTTTAAGATTAATCAGTCTGAAATGACTATCACTTGTAAGATAAATAATAAACAGATTAGGTTTGGTGGCTTGGATGATGTTGAAAAGATTAAATCCATTACACCGGTTAATGGTGTATTTACTGATATCTGGATAGAAGAAGCTACTGAAATAATAGAGAATGACTTTAAGCAGCTTAAGAAGAGATTAAGAGGACAGTCTAAGCATTCAAAGAGAATGACTCTATCATTTAATCCGATTCATAAGTCGCATTGGATATATAAATATTTTTTCAGCATCTGGCAGGATGACAAGCAGTTTGTTAAAGGCAAGATAGATGGTTTAAACTGCAGCATTCTGAAAACAACCTATAAAGACAATAATTTTTTAACTAAGCAGGATATTATAAACTTAGAGAATGAGTCAGATAAGTATTACTATGAAGTATATACTCTTGGTGAATGGGGTGTGCTTGGTAATCTTATATTTAATAACTGGAGAACAGAGGATTTATCAGATAAGGTTGATAGATTCGATAATATATTTTACGGACTGGATTGGGGTTTTTATCCCGATCCTTTTGCTTTTGTTAAGATGCATATTGATGAGAAGAGAAATAAGATTTATATATTTGATGAGCTTTATTTGTATCAGAGAACTAATGATTATTTAATTCAGAAAGTTAAAGAGAAGTATGGTGGTGGCCGGAATATTATTGCTGATAGTGCAGAGCCTAAGAGTATTAAATATTTTAAAAACCATGGAGTGAGGATTAAAGGAGCAGATAAAGGTCCTGGTAGTATTGAGTATGGGATTAAAAGACTTAAAGACTATGAGATTATTATTCATAAAGATTGCATAAATACTAAAAATGAATTCTCACTCTATAAGTACAAAGAGGATAAAGATGGAGAAGTGCTGCCAGTTCCTGTAGATAAAAATAATCATATTATTGATGGAATAAGGTATGCTACTGAAGAATTGGATCAGAGTGGAGTATCATTCTTGAAATAGGGAGGTGCATCTATTGCTAACACAGTATGAATTAATTGATGACATGTTAAATATGTCTTTAACTCAAAATAATATTGCTAATTTACAAATTGCTGAAAATGGCACTCCTACAATGGCTGAAATAATTAAGGATTTAATAGAAAGCCATGATACTAGCTTTATGCAGCAGGGTGTCGATTATTATTTTAACGAAAATGATATTAAAGATAGACAGATTTATTATTGGAAAAATGGTGAAAAGGTAATTGATGAAACTGCAACTAATCATAAGATTCCACATGGTTGGCATAAGCTTTTAGTTGATCAGAAAGCAAATTATCTTGTGGGCAAACCAATCACTTTTAGTCCAGAAGAAATATCAGAAGAAGATGGCCAGATTACAGAAGCTGAACAATTTGTTGATTATATCCAGGAGCTGCTGGGTGATCAGTTTAATGATGATATCTGGGAGCTTACTAAAAACTCAGCAAACAAAGGTGTTGAATGGCTCCATGTTTATATTAACTCTGAAGGTGAATTAGATTATGTTGTTATTGATGGTAGGGAAGTTATTCCTATCTGGGAGACAAGCAAGCAAAAAGAGCTTCAGGCAGTTATCCGCTATTATTTGATGATGGTTAATGGTAAAGAGAGAATAAGAGCTGAATACTGGACACCAGAGGGCAGAGAAATCTATCAAGAAAGCGAAGAAGGTCTTTTAAGGCTGATAGAAGAAAAGGCACATTTTGATTACAATGAGGAAGGTCAGAGCTGGGGCAAAGTGCCTTTTGTTGCTTTTAAGAACAATGAAGAAATGATATCTGATTTAAATAATTATAAAGAGCTGATTGATGATTATGATTTAAATGTATCTGATTTATCTAATGATCTATCAG